TATATAAGGTGAATTAATGGGGGCATCGTATAGGCGAAATGGCTGGGAGTCGCTATCCCTCCTAACATCAATAGGTGTAAATCCTTACGCTCCACCATTAGTTCATCTTTAGTAGAACCCTAACCCAATAATATACTTATATGAAATGTAATATCTGCCACCAACAAGAAACAGACTCAACTTCAGGAATATGTTGGTTTTGTATGTTTGTTTGGTAGATAGAATAAAATTATGACGATATTAATAAGATTAAAATGTGCTTATTGTGAAAATACAAATCCAAGATGGAATAATAATCCAGAAGATTTGGAAGATAATTATTTAACTTTAAACATTAATAAATTTAATTGTGATTTTTGTGGAAAAACAAATAGAATATCATATAACCCCCAAGATGAGTATTTTAAATATAGAGCAATTAAAACCAACCAATTAAACCAACTAAAACCAATTAAATAAAAGCATAAGAATATGACACTATATTATTATCATTTTCAATGGTTTACAAAAAAAGGTCTTAAAAAATATATCAAAACCCTAACCAAACAATATACTTATATGAATAAACTAAAACAAAAAATAATAGAGAAAGAATTTAGGGAGGATTGCCAAAAAGAACTTGGATATATCAGCAGTATTTTTATGTCGCAAGGCAATACAAGAGCTGGTGATATTATAATGCCGACAGAAGAATTAAAAGAATCAGCTGATAGATTTGAATTGTATTTATTTAAAGCTCTCAAAGCCCAACGAGATGAGATTATAGAGAAGATAAGAAAAATGGAAATAGAAATTAAAGAAGATGAAGATAAATTTGAAAGGTCAATGCGAGAAGATATGAGTTTATCTGGAGCTATTGGCTATAACAAGGCGATAGAAGAAATAATAAAAACCCTAAAATAATATACTTATATGAATAAAGAACGGACAAATAAATTAACGAAAGGATAAATATATGAAAATGACAAAAGATAATTGTAGTGGCTGTGAGGATAATTTCTATAATGGGAATAATCCTTATAGAGTTGAAGAATGTTGGCATTTTAAGAGTGCTAAAGTTATTAAAAAGAAGAAAGTTCATATAGACCAAACTCCGCCTTGGACACAAAAGCCAAAGAACTACCCTAATTGTTATCGGCAAAAGAGGTATGTTTTTATTGATTGTGAAAAAGAGGATAGGCAATACTAACCATAAAATAATATACTTATATGAATAAAGAAAAAAAGAAAATTAAATGTCCTCGTTGCGGAAATACACAATTATATCTCTGCTCTATGGGAGCTTGGAATTGTCCTGACTGCTTTAATTTTGTAAGAATGGCAACGAAAGAGGAAAGAAATAAACAATTAAAAGAAATTAAGTCAAATAAAGCTAATAAGTTTTGGCGAGATAATTTTCAACCATCAGAATTAGAAGAACATATTTTATTAGCAAGAGGAAAGAGATATTAAAATAATATACTTATATGAATAAAGAATTAAAACTTATAAGAATCAGAAAAACTGAAAACTGTGGAGCGATAGGAGCATTATATCAATTAGCTGAAAAAACGAAAGATAAAAAATTAATAAAGCAAATAAATTATATATTAGAAGTGAGAAGAAAAAGTAAGAAAACTATCAAAACTCTAAAAAAATAAACTTATGAAGAGTAATATAGCTCACAATATAAAACATAGAGATAAACCAAATAATGAGTTTTATACACCACAAGAATTAGCCGATAAATTAGTAAAATTAGTTCCAGTTAAATCAACAGATATTATTTGCGATAATGCTTATGGGACGGGAGTATTTCTAAAAGCATTTGACGAGATAGATGTAATCGCAAAACAAAGCACAAAAGATTTCTTTAACTGGAAAACAAAACAGCATTGGTTTATAACTAATCCCCCATATTCAGATTTAGATAAGTGGCTTGAACATACTTGTAAATATTCAATAAAAGGATTTGCTTATTTACTTGGACTTCACAATTTAACTCCACGCAGAATAGAGATGTGTGAGAAACAAGGATTTAAGATAACACAAATACATCTATGTAAAGTTTTTAAGTGGTTTGGAATATCTGCTTTTATAGTGTGGGAAAAGAAAAATAAAAAAGTATCTTTAACCTACGATAGAGTAGTTTGGAGATAACCAATAATATACTTATATGAAATATCAAAATACAGCAGGAAATGAAATATATAAGCCAATAAACAACTGCGATTGTGGACTTACTGGCGGGTGCAAAAAATGTAATCCCTATTGGATTGGCAAATTATCGGAATTAGATAATGAAAAGAAAAAATTAAATGATTGGAAAAAAAGATTTGATGATGATTTAAAAAGAAGAAGCAAAACTTTATTTAACCCAAAACCCTAAAATAATATACTTATATGAAACCATTTAACAAAACAAAACTTATCGGAATAGAACGCCTACTAATAACTCTCGGAATTATAATCCTTATAGGTGCTTCTTTCTTCGCAGGTATTCAACTATGTAAGCTCTATAACGAATTAAGATACTTTAATTTTGAATATATGGATTCTATTGGCTCGGCTACTCGTCAAGATTTGGAGGACTCAAAAGATATATCCGATGAGTCGGAAGAATTTGACGGTAGCTCTGCTGATATTATTAAAATAAATCTAATGCTCAACTGGGTAATTGACTGCGAATCTTCAGGAATACACGAAGACAGATGGGGAGAAGAAAATGAATATGGTATTTTACAATGGAAATCTGAAACTTGGGATTTCTTATCTGACAAATATAATTATGAGGGCGACTGGAAAAACCAAGATGACCAGATAGAACTATTTTTACTTACAAGTGAAGAAGATAAAATAAAGCACTGGTCGTGTTATAGGGCTTGGTTAAAAGAAAATAATTAAGATTTATGAATAATTTAATAGTTTCTGTGTGGAGAAGTTTCTAATTGACCATACATTTATTTGTATCACCGAAAGGTGCTTCGCTTCTCCACACAAAAGCAATTAACTAAAACTATAAAAATAATAACTAACTATGGGGATTAGTTTATAAATATATGAGTAAATTTGAAAAGATTTGCGACAATTTAATAAAAAACATAGAAAAAGGTAAAAGAATATCGCCACTAAAAGCTATCCGTTGTAAATGTCTGGATTGTGTTTGTTATGTTCCATCAGAAGTTCTTAAATGTCCTATTCCAGATTGTTCTCTTTATAATTTTAGATTTGGTAAAAATACAACTGGAAATATAGTAAAAAAGAAATTAAGTGAAAAACAATTAAAAGCACTTAAAATGGGTAGGGAGAGGAGAAAGAAATAATCAATTCTGTGAAATTCTAATCATATAATAGCCAGTCAAAAATAATTTTACTCCCTTTTGAGTAGTATGACCCCACTTTGTAAAATAACACGCTTAGAATGGCGTTAAATCATTATGAAAAAAACAATTTTTTACCAACTATCGGAAAAAGAGGCAGATTTTATAAGACATTGCCTAAATTATGTTTTTCATCGTCTTGCCCGCCACTCCAAGAAAATCCCAATGATTACCTTAAGAAAAGTCAATAAATTAAGAAAACAATTGGAGGGGAAATGAATAAACAATATCAAAAAATAAAACGAGCCAGAGCAAAAGCTGACCGACTTTTTCAAGAAGTTTGCTTAAAACTCAATCCACAATCAATGGTATCAGGTTTAAAAGCAGAAGTGACCCACCACTTTGTGCCGAAATCGCTTTGTATGGCACTAAGATATGATATTGAGAACGGAATTACCCTAACAAATGGAGAACATTTTTCCCATCACACAAAAGGAGACCCTGAAATATATGAAAAGATGACCGCAAATAAAACAGCTGAATGGTTTGTTCATATCAGAAATAAAAGACACGAAATCATAAAACCAACGTTAGCTTGGTATGAGAGTAAAATTGAATCACTAACTAAAAAATAAACTTATGAACCAACCCCAACAAGAAAAATGTCCTATGTGCGGAGAAAAGTTAAAACGCATTACAAAACACCTATCGGACGGAACTCAAACTCAAACATATACTTTTATTTGTGTAAACCCCGAGTGCTGTTTAAAAATTGAAAAATCAAAAGTAAAAACTTGGAAATAAATTAACGGCGTAAAGCCAGAAAGGAGTAATATATGAATTATATAAAATTTAGAGAAATATTAGAAAAAATGCCCCAAAAATATCATACTAAATTGTGGTATTGGTATATTGACGAGTGCCATAAGGATTTTAAAAATTCTTTTCTTGAATATCACGAAACTATTGGTAAAATTAAAGCAATGGGTGCTGGATTGGGTGGTAAAAAAATGGATTTTGAAAAGATAAAAAATGATGCTATCGGTTTTGCTGAACTATCTTTATCTTCAAAGTATCCACCAGAAATGTTAAAATATATTCCTCTTAATCTTAAATTAAAATCTTTATCTGATTATGAAATGTAAAATATGTAATCAAAATGAAACCGACTCAACATCTGGAATATGCTGGTTCTGTATGTTCTGGTATTTTGTATGACAAATAATTTTAGTAAAACAAAACCTTCTGATATTGATAATATGTTAAAGCTCAAAAACAAGGGCTGGTCATTTTCAAAAATCGGAAGAGAATATAAACTGCATCATACAACTGTGATGCACCATCTCAAGAGATTAGGCAGGAATTATTTAAAAAATAAAAGGGGAGCAAAAGTTGGAACGGGAATTAAGAAACAGAAATACTACAAGAAGTTAGTATTAGAGCCAAAAAATAGTTATAAAGATTATTTGCGGATAGAAGAAGAACGGAAAAAAAGATATGCACAAAATAAGCACTTGTTTTTTATATAATAATATGTTTTAATTAAATTATGAATCAACAAACTCAACGCACAATTAGTGTTGTATTTGTTATCGCATTGACGACTAATTTTTAGTTCGTCTTTTTTTGTTCCTTTTAATTTTATAATCTCTTTGACTGAATATGGGTTAGTATTGCCCCAAGGTATTGTTTAGAGTAAAAGAGCAGGGATAACCTGTTCCGCCAACGGTCAAGTGATTGAGGCACTCAAGGACAAGTTTTGTAGGATGCACTTAATTGAAAAAAATCTAATTACATAGATACTCATCCGAAGATGTAAGCTCTGTTGCGACCCAATAATCTTACAAGAGGTTATAAATTTAAAGGGAATTAAACCCTCATTACCAACCGTTAGGATGGTAAAAAATAATTGCTTTACACCTACCCAATAGTGACTTCTATTCAGTTATTATTGGTAAAATTATGTATTGGCTCGGAACTATCCAATCCGAAACCTGCTCGTGGATACGAGTACGAATAGTCATTGCGGATTAAAAGTTTTATTGGATACAAAACTTCCGCAATGAAAATCCTTTCCCGTTCCTTACATTTCAATATAACATTTAAAAGCCAACCTAAAAGTTAGGCATTATAAAAACAGGAATTATAAGGGGCAGGAAAGAGTTTATCACTCTTACTTAAGTTCCTTATCATTATTATATGCCTCAATAACTCTATCAGCTTTTTCAGGCGACATTTCTAAAACATTGTCAGGTTCATTTTCAAAATAAACTCCAACTAAATCTCCTTTATCAGTCATTGATATAACTTTATCTCTTTTAAGTTTTTTCATATATTTCACCACCTTTCTTTAATAGTTTAATAAGTTATTTATTTACTTGCTTAATATCATCTAAAACCCACCGACCTTGTAATTCTCTTTCTCTTAATACTTCTGAAAACTCTTCCAATGCTTCTTGTGGATTTGTCGCCATTGCTAAGAATGTCTCTTTTATCTCTCGTCCCTTATAGTCAATAGTTATCTTAATTAAATAATAATTATATTTCATAGTTTTAGTTTAATAGTTTAATACTCAATTCCTTTTTAAACTTGTTAGAAGTCAACACAGAGAGCCGTTTTTCTTTAAAAATTGACTTTTTCCTCAATAATATCACTTAGCGCCATAATTCTGTATTTCCTTGAAAGTATATCAAAACCAGCTTTTCTCAAAACATTATCTCGTTTGATTTCATTCTTCAATCTCTCGCTAACATTTTTTTTTGGCGCTATAACAACTGCTGACCAACTATCATTCCCATATTCTTCCATATCATAGTTAGACGATTGAATTAGCGCATAAAGTTTTTTCATATTTTCTCACCACCTTTCTTTAATAGTTTAATTACTCCGACCTTTTAATTCCCCCCTATAATCCCATAATTTTAAACTCTGTTCGCCTCTAAAAATTTATTAAAAAATTAGGCAGTTAGAGATTACGGGATTATAGCAGAGAATTAAGCTACTCAATAAGATGTAGAATTATGCTACTGCGACAATTCTACACCCTATCAATAGCCGATTATTCTTCCTCATTTTCTCTATCAGTCAATTCCGCATCTTTAGTAATATCTCCATCAATTCTAACAATGTATCTTGCACCTTCAAAAATTCCTTCTTTTCCTTTTTTTCCGTTATGTTCCCATTCAAGAAATGTATCCATCAAATACTCCGCACCTCCATCAGTTTTATGATAATATAATTTCATTTTAGTTCCTTTCAATTAATTTATTTTCCGACCTTTTAATCTCTCTTTAATCAATACAATCCAGTATCGGATAGATTGCATTGATTCAAGGGGTATTAAAATAATTCAATATTTATACTTTCGCCGTTTCTTTTAGAGAATAGCAACCCGTGACATTTCCATAAATAGATTGATAACATTTTTAACCTATCACCAGAAAACAATTTCCTATTTGTATAAAGATATAACATAATTTTTAATGAGCCCGACACAACCCTTGATTACTTAATATAAGTATATTCCCATAAAGAAACCCTGTCAAATGATTACCTGTGGATAACTCAAGACACGAAATAGCTTATATAAGCCACAAACTAAAACATTATAACACATTTCAATAAATAAATCAATAAGATGTAAATAAAATGCGAATCAATAAAATGCATGATATCAGACCACCAATTAAATCAACTAGAACAGATACTAAAGATATGTATTTTATAAATTTTGAAGCCCAAAGAATAATAAACCTGCGCTTAATAGATAAAACCGCCAGTATTGATAAAATGTTAATCTTTAATTATGCTAAAGACAATTCCTGAAAATACAAAAAGAAATAAAAAGTTAGTTGCTCTTAAAAATAAGGGTTGGTCTTTTAATCAATTGGCTAAAGAGTTTGATATTAGCCCACAAAGAGCTTGGAAGATATTTAAAAGATACGAGAGAAGAATAAAGAAAAGTAAAAAGATACAAATCAAGCAAGAGATGTCAATTTAAATATCAAAGAAAAACAACGCACAAAATCAAGCTCTAACACTGATTAATATTATAAGTAATAGTAAACTAACCCAAAACAATGGCAAAACCACGCTTTAATTCAGTAAAACAAGTTCAGCCCCTAATAGATAAGTATTTCAAAGAATGCTGGCAACCTAAAATGGATAAGGTTATTAAAAAAGAATCGCTTAATAAGAAGTCAAGGGAATTAAGACCAGAGGATTATGAGTTTATCCCGATACTAGACAAAAACGGCAAAGAAGAATTAGAGCAAGTAATACCATACACAACAACAGGATTAGCATTAGCATTAGGATTATGTAGTAGAACAGAATTATGGAGATATGAGATGATGAAGCATAAGACATTGGATATTAAAGTAAAACAAGACATTGCCAACGCCATAAAAAGAGCTAAAATGATTATACTTAACGCTTTAGAGGAATTAATAATGACAAGCCACACACCAGCAGGAGCTATCTTTATGGGTAAAGCAAGACATAAAATGATAGAAGAAGAAAAACGCCTAGGCTTAAAGATAAACATCAAACAAGACATCAGATATAGCATAGAACAAGTCCCTAAGTTAGCTAATCCAGTACTAATAAATGGAGAAGTTAGGGACGCAATAGATAAGCCATAAAACTATGAAATGCCTACAATGTAATACAATTATAGAGCAAACAGAAGGCAAAAGAGCCCGTTTATTTTGTAATGATAAATGTAGAATGGCTCATAAAAGAAGCCAACCCGAACAGATTAAGAGTAATCAACCCGAAGTTAAAAGAAATTATCTTTATATTATTCAGTGCAAGAATGATTATTATAAAATAGGTTATACATCAGATATTAAAGGAAGAATGGCATCAATGAAGACCAGCAATCCCTTTAGGTTGAGATTAATATATAGCGTTAAAATGGCTTTAGCAGAAGAGTTAGAGAAGGATTTACATAGAGAATATAGCCAATATAATATTAGAGGTGAATGGTTTAAACTAACACATACACAGGTATTAGAGTTAGTTAAATCAATAGTAGGTTATTTACTAGAGAACCCAAGATTATAGGCACAACACAAGGCATAACACACGCAACATTAGGGCTTAACATAGCTAACTGCTCATAGACAAGCTCATAACAGCTCATTAGAGAGCTTTAAATGATACATGGGCACTAAATCACTCAAACAGCAGAGCCACAGGAATGACCTATGCCCCGTTTCAGAATTGATTTCCTTTTAGGTGTAGTATAGTATTTGACCCCAACTGAGAGTTATTCCTGAAAAAAATATAAAAAAAATATATAAAAAAATAAAAAAAAGAACCTAATAATATTGATAAACCTTGATAATTCCGTCCCCCTCGGTAAAATGAGACCACTTTCGCTTAAATAAGCGATTTAAATATACAAAAAATAACAAAAAAGAGCAATTTACTCTAAAAATAATGAATAGTATGAAGGGTATGAAGGGTATGAAGGGTTATAAGGGGTATAAAAAGTATTAAAAAGTTAGTTTTAACCCTTCTTATACCATACATACTATACATACCTTACATACTCTACACAAATAAACCAATATGACATTAAAAGAAAAATGAAAAATGAAAGAAAAAATAGTTACTTGGCGTCCCCACGAAGGAAAACAGAGATTAGCACTTACTTTTGGAGATAATATATTTGAATTATTGTATGGTGGAGCTCGTGGTGGAGGAAAGAGTGAATGTGGTAGAGCTTGGTTAATTGATGAACACGTAATTACCCACCCAAAATATAGGGCTCTCGTTATTAGAAAGAACTCGGAAGACCTTGGGGACTGGGTAGATAAGGCTAAACAAATGTATTTGCCCTTAGGAGCAATATTTGTAGGAAAGCCAGCAGAGATTCGTTTTCCCTCGGGAGCAGTTATCAGATGCGGACATTTAAAAGACGAAAACGCTTTTGAGAAGTATCTCGGACACGAATACCACCGCATGAACATTGAGGAAATAAACCTAATTCCTAACGAAAATAGTTATTTAAAATTGATTAGTAGTTGTAGAAGCACAATCCCCGAATTAAAACCTCGCATTTTCCTCTCAACCAATCCAGGTGGAGCAGGACATATGTGGGTTAAGAAACGATTTGTAGATATAACCGACCCAATGAAGATTTACATAGACCCTCAGACTGGTCGTTCAAGGGTATATATCCCCGCTACAGTAGACGATAATCCGACTTTAATGGTAAACGACCCTGCCTATATTCTTTATTTGGACTCTCTGCCTGAAAATCTAAGAAAAGCGTGGAGATATGGGGATTGGAATGTATTTGAAGGACAATATTTCAACGAATGGCGACCAGACAAACACGTAGTAGAGCCGTTTGAAATACCAGACACTTGGAAACGATACAGAAGTATAGATTTCGGAAGAAGTGCCCCATTCGCCTGTCTATGGTTCGCAGTAGATTATGACCATAATGTATGGGTTTACCGAGAATACTACTCACACAGACCAGATTTGAACGAACAGGGTAAGGATGCTGACGTGAACGCTCTTGCGGTAGCAGAAATGAGCAAATCAGACCCAATAATTGAAGGACACAGGTATCAATATACAGTTCTTGATTCAGCCAGTTTCGCAGATGAAGGACACGGAGAAAAGATTTCAGACCTAATGGCTCGTGTTACCAAGAACGATGTAGTATGTATCCCCTCTTCAAAGAAACGTATCGCAGGTTGGACAATAATGCACCAATACTTGAGATATGATGACAAACCAGACAAAGAACCGTTAATTAAGTTTTTCTCTACCTGTAAGAACTCAATTAGAACAATCCCTTCATTAATACACGACGATAAACGTCCAGAAGACCTAAATACAAATATGGAAGACCATATCGCGGATTGTACACGCTACCTACTTCAGACCCTTAGAGGCGTTAAAACAAAAGAACCCCTTTCTGGAACAGCTAAATTAGTAGCAAGTCTTCATAGACAGAAGTCGTTTCCAGAAGGATTAAATAATTTTTACAATAATGAATAATCATCACGGCAACGCAAGCCGTAAACCAAACACAAAAAAATACGAAGAAAACTTTGATAAAATAGATTGGGACAAAAATAAATTAACTTGGGGAAACCCAGAAAGGACAATATGCCAAAAAAGAGCACAAAAAGCAAGCCAGTGGTTAAGAAGGAAAGAAACCCTAAATTCTTTTCAGAACCACAACACGAACTCTTAAAAGAGTTTAAACAAAACCATACAGTCAAGGTTAGTGTTGGACTATCTGAGATAAATGGAGTTGTTATCCGTTTCACAAAAGACGGAGTTATTATCCGTGAAAACGGACAGCAAGAACACAGAGAGTTCAAAGCTGAAGAAGTTCAATTTGTAAATGACCAAGGAGTCCAATAAAATGGAAAATAAAATTCGCTGTCAAAACAATAACGTATTTATTGATTATGAGAACCAAGCTCGTAAAGAGTTAGAAGAACAGATTTCTAAATCAGGAATTATACTTCCTAACGCTGAAGCAGGTGTGGAAGAACGAGCCCTTGATATAGGAACTATAGTTGCTGTCCCAGATAAACTCATAGATGTAAATGGCGACCAGATAGATATTAAAGTAGGCGACAAAATCATCTTCTCAACCTTTACGACTTTTGATTTGAAATACAAAGGCAAGGAAGTTTACAGCATAAATGGGAAGGATATTGTGGCTATTCTCTAATGAAAATCTATAACCGACTATTTGAAGATGGTTCAGTAAAAGACGCCCTTATAACTTATAGGAAAAGAGTTCTTGGATACGGAAATAGTATAATTGCGATTAACTTCTATTTCGGATTTTTCGCAATAACAATTTCATTTCCTAAAAAACGATGGAAAAAAGACAACTAAAATATACCAAAGAAGAAACGAAAACTAAAGATTTTGTTTCTAAAAGAATAACCGAGATGCAAGACGCACGAAAAAACGTGCTCGGTGTTAATCTTGAGTCAATTTGGCGACAAGCAGACAGGGACTATATCCCACACAAATTAGGAAAGGTAGGAAAAAAGGTTCTTGTCCAAGATGAGGATTTAGGACTTGCCTCAAGACGAGTTGAAGTCGGAAAGGACGATTGGCAGACAGACAACTCAATTCCTAACGCATACATTAAAATACAGACAGCTCTTTCAATAATGGTTAGTAAAAACCCAAGTGCTGTATTTACACCAAGAAAGTCAAAATATGAATCTAATACTTTAGTTCAAAAAGAACTCTATAAGATGTCTTGGGAAGAAGCCAAGAGCTTACAGCAACTTAAACTATTCATATTTAACCTTGCCAAGTATGGTTGGGCGATAGCACGAACCTATCCCCTTATTCTTAAAAGACCTACGAGGGTTCTAACAGAATATAACGAAGACGACCCATCAAAAAATGTCTATCAAAACAAGATGTCAACCGAATACAACGGAGTATTCAGAGAAAATCTTGACCCTTGGAAATCTTGGATAGATGATATGTCCAAACCCAACAACCCTCTCTCTACAAAAGATTGGTGTTATGCTAAAGAATATAATTACGCAACCCTAAAAGAAGAGTTCGGTAATTATCCAAATTTTAAATACATTTCAGAAGGAAAAAGCGAACTAATTGGCGATAGTCAAGGGAAGGAAACAACCCAAGAATATGAAACCAAAGATGTTAAAATCCCTTACTTTTATGAGAACAGAATAAAAGATATGTTAGTAGTTATGGTTGACAAGGTTATGTTGGTCAACGAACCACTACCTATTTCAGACCCAGAAGGAAATAAGAAACTCTCTCTCTGGCACACTTACTGGACTACAAGACACGCTGAATGTCCTTATGGAATAGGAATTAACGAAGCTATCAAACAAGACCAGACCTACCTTGACAGAATTAACAATATGACCGCTGACCAGTTAATACTTTCAATTTACAAAATGTTCTTCTATGAAGGAACAGACCAATTAGATGAAAGCGGAGCTATTAAAATAAGACCAGGAGTTGGAAAACAAGTTTCTAACTCAAAGGGAGTTAATTGGATGGAAGTTCCAGGACCAGGAGCAGAAGCGTGGAAAGGAATTGAAATTACTCAAGACCGCATAGACGAAGCGTCAGCTATCACAAAACAACTCACCACAGGCGAACAGCTTGAAAAGACAGCTTATCAGGCGGCTCAAAGAGCAGAGTTCTCACTTAGACGACTCAACACTCCTTTAAGTAATATAACCGACGCACTTGAAACAGACGCATACCTTACTCTTTCTATAAACGAACTTATTTATAGCATACCAGAAGTAATCACTATCACAGACGAAAGGTTAATCAAACAATACTTACAAGAAACTGGTTCAGACCCAGAACTATATCAAAGGGGTGAGAATGGCGAATTTCAAGCCAAACTCTATCCAGAAGTTCAATTAGGATTAGAAGAAGAACCAGAAGGTGGTCGCTTAGTAGAAAGTGAAAACTCAAAGTTTTTCAGAATGAAACCAGCATTTCTAAAATGGGAAGGTATGATTAGAGTAAAAGGTCAATCCCTATTAGCCGAAAGTAAGAGCTTATTGAAACAAATGAAGTTGGAACTCTTTAATATGATTAACCCATTATTCGGAGTTGACCAAACAGGACAGATGTATCTTCCGATTGTCAAGTGGCTCTGTAAGATTTATGAAGAAGATTGGCAAGACCTCGTTCCAGAAGCGTGGAAGCAACCAGCACCTCAAGAACAGAAAGGATTATTTGTTCCACAGGACGGCACTGGAGATGGTGGAGGAGGAGTCCCAATAGGAGGAGGACAGAAAGTAGATACACGAATGGGTAGAAATAGTTTAGTTTCAAAAGCAATGTCTGGAGCAAGTAAATTATTTAGCGGATTTAAAAAATGATAACTAAACAAGAAAAATCAATAATCACTAATCTTTTAAGAGACCCTGGAAGTAGGATTATTTGGGACACCTTACAGAAGATAGGACAAGACAGAATAGACACATTAAGAAAGAAAAAACCCTCTCTTGATAGCCAATGGAAAATGACAAAGTCAACCCTTATGGCAGAAGGAGAGATTGACGGCATTAAAGGATTTTTTAATGAAATAGAAAATTATGTCAAATGAAAAAAGTGTTTTAGATGAGCCAAGAAAATTAGTATTCCCAGATGAGTCAGGACACGGAAACCACCTAAAGTTTCAGATTAACTGGAATAAACGAGTTAAGAATTGCGGATACCTCAAGTTTTTCTTCCCAGACGGAAAAGAATGTATTGTCAAAAAAGATTACTTTAGAAGTATAATGATGTTTCTGGCTAACGAAGAAGAGATAATGAGCCAAGCAAGACAAAGAGTAAATACAGTCAGAGAAGTAGAAAAAGTTTACACTATAAAATTACATAGAAATTTTAAAGCAGGAGAAAGTATAAATGTTCCAGTAAAAATACAAATACCAGTTGATATACGAGATAGAGTTTTAGATTTAAAAGAAGGATTTCAAACAAGATAATAAAAGGTCGGTAGTGTTCCTGCCCACTTTAAGGCAGATAATAAACTAAAGTTAAACAAAGAACAAAATTATGACAAATAAAGAATTAGAAAAACAAGTTAGTGAACTAAGTTCAAAACTTGACAAATTAGTAGATGTAATTTCAAGCCAAACAGAGGGAGTTGGCACAAGAGAAAAAGTAGAACCAAAGGTAGTCGCAAATCCAACTTCAATAAGCGGTATTCCTCAAAAGTTCAGAGATGTAGTAGATAAGGTTTTAGGAGAAGATTTCGGATTAGTGCTTGAACATAATGACGAAATATTGTCAATTATAGTTCCAGATAAATACAGTGTCTATCACACAGAGGGAGAAATAAAGGCACGTAAGAGCCACCACAATACAGAAAGAGTTGAGTTTAACAACCTACTTACAAGAAACAACCCAAATATAACCGATGAAGCGATTGAAGCAAAAATGATTGAATGGGATAAAAAACATAAAGTTTCACAACCAATAGATAAAAGACCACAGGCTTTCTCACTCGCAGTTATAGGAAATCAATTTGAAGAATATTGTAAATTAGTAAAAAGAAACATAGAAAAAACATTAGATATTAAACTTTAACAATTAATAAAAGCGTTGCCTCCCTAACGGGAACCTATTTTTACCCATAAGTAGTTCAGCAACGCTCTATTTGTGGGTATACATAGCTTCCTTTTAGGGGGCTAATTTTGTTTCATTTTGTTCTGACCTCTTCAGTCAGTATAAAGCGAAGCTATAAACAAATATGACAAAAATAGATATGGTAGAAACAGTATCAGAAGATGCTGTCCCTACAAAAAAGGAGGAGGTTCAACCCTCTACAGAAGAGAAGGAAACTCCTACGGAAACTCCTACCGTAGAAAAACCAACTGACGACAGCGAAGGCGACGCTGAAAAAAAGCCAGAGGAAGAATCAGAGGGGGAAATCCCTGAAGAAACTCCTGAAGTTAGTGATGATGCTGAAGATAGAGAAATAGTTGGCTTAAAAGCTCAACAGGAAAAACTGAAAAAAGAGGTCAAGGATAATATCGTTGGTCTCCGTGCTCAAAGGCGTGAACAGCGAAAAGAAACGCCAAAACCTGAAGTTCAGTCAGATACAGAGTTAGACCCAGAAACCGATAAACAACTCAATGAATGGGCTGAAAAGAAGGGTTTAGTTCCTAAAGACCAGATTGTTTCAGAATTAAATCGCAAAGACACACTCAAAGGTATGACAAATGCCGATGATAAGTTTTTAGAAGATAATCCTGAATACATCTTTTCAATAGAACTTAGAAAAGCACACGATGGTATTATGGATTCCTTAAAGGAAGCCCAAACTGCCGAAGAATATCAGAAGCAGTTAGAGTTAGCACATAATATTGTCAAACAGAATAATCCTACTTTATTTCCATCTTCAAGCGAACAAAAGCTGGCCGCCAAGAAACAAGCCTTAGATTTAGCAGGCAAGGGGAAGGGTGGCGGAGCAGGTTCTCCTCCGAAGGAGTCCTTAATGAGCTCTGAACAAGAAGCTCACTTTCGTCGAGCTGGATATACCGAAGAGGAAATCAAACGTATGAAATTAATCAAGCAAAACAAATAGTTTTGTTTAACTACAATGGGTTTCATTTTAAGAAAAGGAAACGCCGAAATCGAAGAGTGGACTATTTCTAGTCTAGCTCTAAATCCAGGTGATTGTATTGAAGTAGTTGCTGGTGCCACAAACGCTGGTACTGCTCCAACCGCAAGCACTTTCGGATATTACAGAAAGGGAGTTGCTATTGAAACCACTACCACAAGCAGCACAACAGTTAAGGTTCAAGTCGTTGACCCAACACAAGTTTGGGAAGCAACTACAACCGCTAACTCAGCTGCTGCAAGTAATGGTGGCAACTTCAATTTCTACGATAAGGCAAGCGTGACTAATACTCACGCCGCAGAAGATGAATCTGGTGTAGTTCAAATCGGTACAGTTGGTGCTACTACGGACAAAAGAATCCTAATAAGATTCACAGACGCTAGTGGTATTGACCCTGCCGCCGCATAAATATGGCTGAAACAATCCCTTTTAGTGTTGGTGCTTCTCCAGATATGGTTGACCTCTCTATCCAAGATATGTGGGTGCAGACAAAACCAGAAGGCTACGATTACTATAAGAATTATGTAAACGTAGAAACTGGAATCACCGATTACTATACAAAAGATTCAAGACTATCAGGAATGGGAGAAGCGTCTCGTATTCTTGATGGTGCTAGTATCACAGCAGAAAGTCCAATTCAAGGATTTGATTTTACGAAAGTCTAGTCAAATTAAAATCTCTTCTAATTAATCGGGAAACTCCTACTATTAAGTTAAGGACAACCCCCAACAAGCAGGCAAAGCAAAAAGCCGTGCAGTTGTAGAGACTGAACGAAGAGACCGCTAACAAGCGGAAGCGACAGTCCGCTCTATGTAGTAATACATAGAAATAGGCAGAAATGACCTATTTACTCATTAAAAATTAGATTTAGTTATCGGTTTAATAGAACCTTTACGAAAAGATTGATGATAACGCTGATGTTCTCTATCATCAGAAAACAGATAAAGATTTTCAGGACGATTATCATCTTTAATCCCGTTAATATGGTGGACGATTTCATCTCCACTCAAATAACGACCAATTATCTTTTCTACTACAAGAACTTGTTGTGGAACTACACGACGGCAAGAACGAGGATGTTCTGGTTTATAAATATAAATATATTTACCATTACCACCCCTTACGCCACCTTTCCAAAGATGACAATGATTACCTCTTCGTCCACAAAACTTTCTTCTATCAATTCTGTGTTTCTTCATCCATTTATAAATACAGGAAGTAGAAACCCCAACGATAACAGAAATTGATTGAAGTGATAATCCTTCATTATTATATTTTTTGGAAAGCCATTCCTTAGTTCGGAATTTATCTTTACCCTTAATATATTGAGGATTATTACCAGCAAGTTTTGACTTGCGAATTCTATTAAGACCGACCTTTGATATAACCATACAATGAGTATAACAAAATTATTGACCAGTGTCAATGATAAAGGAAGACATACACACAGGTACATTTCGGAAAACTCCTCCGCATTACAAAAATGATGTAAATTAACATCTGCATCCTTCATTAGTAATAATGAAGTAAAACTCCGTAAATTGCAGGAAACTCCCTATGGGACAATCTGCAGCGAAACCCGAAAGGGGACGTTCAGAGACTATAATCGGAGCTCCAATTAAATTGGATGAAGGAATAGTCCGACCTTATAAGTAATTATAAGATAACAAAACAGGGATGTTCGGAATCAAGAAAAGAGATATGCAAAGAGTCGTGTCAGAAGTCAAAAGAACTTGTTTATTACACAGAGAAACAATGTGTGCAGACAGATTAGACCAAGCATTAACAAAGTCATGTGCTTGTAAAATCCGCTCTAATTATGGGAAAACCCAGAGATGGACAACCCTTCGGAAGGTTATTATTAACCACCGACAGAGACTAAACGAGTGGACTCGCCAGATGCGAGATGTGATAGTCCGAACACTGGCTATAATCTAAAAAAGAAATCAGTGAATTAGGCAGAAATGTCCTAATTACGTTCTTTGATAAAGTTATTAAATAGTTTAAGAAGAAATTTACGATTAGAAGTTTTGATTTTACCCCAGAGTAATTGTTTAGCAAAAAGACCAAGGATTGATTCATACTTAATATGGTTGCTGTTAGATGATAATAAAAGAAGATTAGAAAGTTTGTTATTTGATGGATTTCCATCTCTATGATGGACAACTTCACCATTTACTAATTTTCTACCGATTTTCTTTTCCATTACAAAAGTATGTTCAGAGATATATTTGTTGTTTTTACGAAGATAAATATAACCCTTTTTCTTACAAGTAAACCTTCCACCTTTCCAAGATGGAGAATACTTGCCTGAATAAGGTTTTGCTGGACGACGGGGAATATCATAATACTGAAATAATCTTGAAACTTGATGATGATGATTAACATAACCAAGAAGACGAGCAATTTGAGTTAATGATAGATGTTCTTTCCAGTATTTCTGAATTAACCACTCTTTTGAAACATTTTTAAGTAATTCATTATGTCTTTCTTTATAGATTTGCCTTCGTGGTATATCAAATCGTTTTAACCACTTGATAATAGTTGACCCACTTTTCAAATTAAGTAAATCAGCTATTTCTTGTGAAGTTAGTTTCTCACTAATGTATTTCTTCTTTAACCAAATTTTGTTGCGATATAATAATTTATTCATATAAGTTAATTATATCAGATAGAATAACTTTGTCAAGTTCAGTATAACATAATTGATAACACTTCATATACTCGTTCAGATGACTCAGGAAATTACTCTATTGCCACCGCAGGTGGAAATGGTGTAGCTCTCGTTTCAAGTTCACAGACCAGAGAGGATTGAAATACCTCTGTCCTCTATAAATTCTCTAAATTCGGTGAAACTCCCTTTGGGACAATACCGAGCTTAAAAGTAAATTAAGTGTAACGACTATGGAAAAATTAAGTTCATTACAATTTAAAGGAGCAATTATTGGAATGGTATTAGGAGATGGTTGTATATCAAGAGGTTATATAAAAACAACTTCTGTGATTAAGGAATATGCTGAAATGAAAAAAGATATTCTATCCCAACTTACTGATACAACTATTAGTAGATACTCTAAAAGTAAAAGCAGTTTTGGAGATAAAGATATTTACGAAGTTAGAACACGGAAACACCCAATATACACAAAACTTGAAATGCGAATGTATCATAATAGAAAAAGAACGATTGACGAGTATTGTTTAAAGACAATTACACCGCTTGGATTATTGATTTGGTATTTAGATGATGGTTGTCTTGATAAAACTTGTGGATTAAAGTTTCAAATACATTCCAATGCTTACGATTATCCATCGCATTTACTAATTCAGAAATACTTAAATGACAGATTTGGATTAAGATTTAATATCAGACAAACATTTAAGAAACAACGAAATAAAAGATATTTCTGGTTATATTTAAAAGCGATAGATAGAATAAAATTCTGGGATTTAGTTTTCGCTCCTTATTTAAAAGAAATTCCAGAACAAATACAATATAAAATTCCAGCAAGAGAGAACATAGAATCAATGATGGAAAGTAAAAAACATAAAAGATTCTATGATGATATAGTCTAATCTCTTGGGTAACCAAGAGAGGCAAGTAGAAATGACTTGTCTAAATAATAAGTGTCGGGAGGCACAGCAAATAACAACCAAGTAACGGACGGAACAACTACCAATTTTGACTTCGCATATGATGCCGTCAAAGCAGCTCACTATACGGTTTCTAACCTTTCTCCATTGAAAGATGCAAAGGGAAAGCCAATGAATGTAAACTTAGATACCTTTATTTTTAGTAAAGGTTCTCCAGCTTCATTCGTAGCTAAGGAAATCTTAGGAGCTATCAAATCAGGTCGCAAACCTCAATCAGCAGAGCGTGATGGTTCAGGTGTTCCAGAGTTCAGCATTGTTGAATTGCCTTACATAACCACTAATACTGGTTACTGGTATGCCCTAGATTCATCTATGCAGGGCGGTTCTGGAAACCTAGAATACGGACTTCAATATAAGGAGTCTCAACCAATTCAGTTAGACGAGCAACATCAGGTTTACACTACTAAGGAACTACAATACTCTGCTACTTATTTAGCAGATTATGGATTTAATGACTTCCGTGGAATAGTCGGAAGTAAGAACGATAATACCTAAAGGTTTTTGTTTAATTGGGTGGGATACTTGTATCCCATTCAATTAGCATAATCTTGTTAAAAGAATATGAAAAAAAACCTAAAAAACCTTAAAAAGTTTTATAAGAATAATACAGCTGTTTCAGTTGTAATTCTTTTAGCGTTAATTATCGGACTTCCAACCATAGCCTACAATTCATTTGACGACCGAGTCATAGATAGAATTGCTGATAAGTATCTTGAAGGTGTGAAAGAAGTCGCATTGGGAGCAATCACAATGGACAAAACCACCTTTGACCACGGAATTGAAATTCTCAGTGAAGGGTTAGATGTAACTGGAGCAGCTGACTTTAATTCAGCGTTTAATGTTGATGGAGCAGCTACTCTTACAAGCACATTAGTAGTTAGTGGTACAACTGATGTATCAAGATTTACCCAAGGTGGTTCTATCTTGGCAACATCTACAGACGGCATAACTACAAGCGTGCTTACAGAAGCACAGTTAATCGCCAATGCTTCAATAGACTTTACACTAAGCACAGAAGCAACTCACACATTGACGCTTCCAGCTACTTCTACAATGACTACATTTATCCCTACCGCAGGTGATACAGCTTTTATGAGAATACGGGTTCTCGGAACCGCCGCATCAGCAAGTTCAACAATTGCAGCTGGTACGGGAATAGATTTGATTGAAAACGAAAATGGTGATGTTATTATTGAAGCTGGTAATGAAGCGTATCTAAGATTTCATAGAGAAACAGACACAGATGTTACGGTTTCAGTTGATGAATATATCGCAGCTGACTAAACTTTGATTCTAAACGGCAATCTTTCAAGTGTTGACTCTTACTTGTGATAAGACGAGCTTGAAAGATGAGGCTTGGAATTAAATAAAATAAAAAATAACTTAACTAACAAAATATATGCAAAAAAATACAATAAAAAATATAGTAGGTTTTATAGCAATCCTTGTGGTTGCCAGTATCTTTGGTTTTTTAGGAAGCCAAATTAGGGGTCAATATGAAAAAAATAAACCACTTGGTTATTCAGAAGCCAAGATAGTAAATGTTATAGGAACAGCAGCAGCACCATACAGGTTTAGTGCTGACGCAGCAGCAAGTGCCTATAGCACAACAACAGGAACAATTTATGTCGGAAACGATGTAAATGTTTTGGACATAAACATCAACACAATAGAAGCATCTTCAACGATGGATGTTATATTGATGGTAGAAAGTTCAAATGACGCATCTTGTGTAGATAATGGAAGTTCAATTAAATGGGTAGATGCAGACCCAGGAACAGCCACACAAGAGTCAGCAACAACTACATTCCCATTTGGTTTAGCGGCTGGACACGGTGCTAAGCACCAAATAACAAATTGGAATGGACTTTGTGCCAGAGTTTCGGTTGGTTCAGCTTCAAGTACGGTTTGGGTATCAGCAAGTAAACAATCATTAAATAATTAAAATTATGTTAAATTTAAGCGGTCTTAATTTAAAACCTTTAGATATTCAAAGGTTAGAAGAGGCTAAAGAAAAACTCATAGAATATAATAGGAATAAAAAAAACATCATTGCTCTAAAAGAAGAGTATAATGTTTTGAATAGAAAAGTTGGAAAACTGCGAGAAAAAGACATTAAAGTTGATTTACGAGTAGAAGTTGATAATAAGAAAATTCAATTAGAGAAATATAAAAAAGAATTAGAAGAACAAGTATCTTTGAATTTGAAGAAAACAGATGAATTAAGGTCGCGAGAAAATAAATTACTTCCAGATGAACGTATTTTAGGTGAAAAGAAAACAGAATTGAATAAAAAAGAGATTGTGTTAAGTGCAAAAGAAAAAACCATAAACATAAAAGAAAAAGATATAATTTCATTAACACAGCAACAAAAGAAAAAGGAAGATGAATTATTAACTCTTAAAAAATCTTTGAATACAAAAGAATTAGATTTAATACAGAGAGAAGACGAATTAGTTAAAAATAAGGAAGATGTTGAGCAAAAAATTATTAAACAGAAAGAAAATCTTAAAAAGATAAATAATGAAACTAATAATTTACAGATGGAACGCAAAGCGATTATTTATGAAACTAAAAATATGGACATTCAGGAAACTCAATTAGAAGAACGAATAAAGTATGTTGAAGAAAGAGAATCAAAATTAAGAGAACACGAAAAAAAAACAAAAGAGCAAATGAATGAAAATAAACGGGAAAGAATTGAAGTAGATAAAATAAAATTAGATAATGAAAAAGATTTAAGCAAGATAGCAAAAAACGAAGATATGATTGATAAAAAATTAAAAGAACTTGATGAAAAAGAAAACCTAATAGGAGAGAAAAAAAACGAACTAATAGCCATTGAAAAAAGAATGGGTATAGAAAGGAAATTGAATAAATTAAAATAATATGGCATACACAACACACGAAGAACCATATAATCAAATTGGAGATGGTAGAAAAACCGTAACCAATCCAGGAACAAGAGTTCAACTTTCAACTACATCTATTAAATGTCAAAAAGTTGAGATTACAGCACTTTCAAGCAATACTAATGCTATTGCTGTTGGTGGCTCAACTGTAGTAGCAGCTGCAGGAACAGAGAGGGGTAAGATTTTGATGTCTCAAGATAGTATTACTCTTTTTGTTGATAATCTTAACAAGATTTATATAGATGCGATTGTCGCAGGAAATGGTTGTATGTTTATTTATTATTTATGAAAAAATACATTTTTATAACATTTTTAGGATTACTTTTAGCAGGAACAGCGAGTGCTAGTTTTTGGTCAGATTTTTTTCAAAAAGAAATACCCACAGAACAAGATTTATCTGGTAGTTCTTCATCATTTTCGCCATTTATGCTTAACGGCAC